AGAGGGCGGAACTGCTATGCCTTCTGATGTAAAAACAAAAAGAGCAGCGGAACGTGCTAAGGTTGTGGATTACGCAAACTTTAGCGGATAGGAGTAAACAATGGCATCATTAAGCACAAAGATAAAACTTTACTGTGAAGCAAACTCAAAGACTGTAGACTTTACAAAAGACGTTTTACTTCAGGATGATTCTGATGGTAAGGGTCCTTACATCAAAGAATGGAATGTTACAGGATTAGACAAACCGACAGATGAACAACTTGCTGCACAAGAAACAGCAGCTAATACTGAAGAGACAAACAATCAAGTCAGAGCTACACGTAGAGCGGCTTATGGAGATATTGGCGATCAGCTCGATGAGATGTATAAATCTTTCGATGATTGGAAGGCTAGAATTAAAGCTATTAAAGACGCAAACCCTAAATCATAAGGAGTAAGTAGTGGTATCGCAGTTAAAGGTAAATGAGATAATCAAGCAGTCAGGCTCATCAATTACAATTGGTGAAGCAGGAGATACTGTATCTGGACCTTTTACTAACGTACCAGCTTTTCAAGCAACAGTAAGTTCAAATCAAAGTATTAGTGATAATGTTTCAACAAAAGTAAATTTTGACACTGAAGTTTATGATACAAATTCAGCGTATGATCATTCATCAAATTATAGATTTACTCCACAGGTTGCTGGTAAATACTATGTTTATGTTAGAATTGGATTAAATGCTAATGCTAATAGTGAATTAAACACTGTTTTTGGAAAAATAAAAAAAAATGGTTCTATAGTTGAAATAGCACATTTTAGTTTTGCAACAAACTATGCTCGGTTTGGAACTGCAAATGTTATTGCAGTAGTTACTTTAAATGGAAGCTCTGATTATGTTGAAGCGTTTATTCAAGGTTCAGATCAATCTGGTTCAGCATCAGTTGAAAGTGGAACTTACTCAGTCTTTGGAGCATATAGGATTATAGGAGCATAGATGACCAGTAAACTTAAAGTAAATATAATCGCTGACGGTGGTGATAATGCTATTATGACTTCTAATGGGTCAGGCACATTAACACTGAATAATGCTGCGTTAAAGAACTCCCCTGCTTTTTTTGTCCATAAATTAACTCAACAAACTTTAACAAACAATACTGTTACAAAAATTACTTTTGATACAGAAGTTTTTGATACGGACAATGCCTTTGCTTCAGATAAGTTTACTGTTCCTACAGGAAAAGATGGTAAATATTTTATCGCCACAAATCTTTTTACAGATGCAGGAGCTGTAAGTAATTATCAATATGCTAATATTGAAATTTATAAAAATGGAGCAAGAGCAAGTTATCATATTCACGATATTAGAAATAACGCTGGTCATCAAATCAGTTTAACATCAACACTTTTAATGGATTTATCTGCTTCAGATTATGTTGAAATATATTGCAGAATAGCTGATTTATCTGGTTCACCTCATATAGATGTTAATGGAACTGATTTCTTTAGTTATTTTTATGGATATAAATTAATAGGAGCATAGCATGCCATTAAACACAATTCCTAATAAAGGTTTAACAAGTAGAGGTTATCCAAGCGATAGAATTGTAACTCCTTTAATTATTAATGGAGATATGTCCGTGGCTCAGAGAAGCACTTCTGCTTCAAGTATTACAACAAGTGGTTATCATTCAATAGACAGAATAGATACAGTTATAGGTTCTCAAGGAACTTGGACACAATCACAATCTACTGATGTTCCAAGTGGACAAGGTTTTGCAAAGTCATTAAAAATGGATTGCACAACTGCTGATGCTTCACCCGCTTCTGGCGATTTTTTAATCATTCAACAAGGACTTGAAGGTCAAAATTTACAATTGTTAAAAAAAGGCACATCTAGTACTGAAAGTATTACTTTATCTTTTTGGGTTAAATCAAACAAAACAGGAACTTACATTTTAGAACTTTGGGATAGAGATAATGATAGAGCGTATAGTCAATCTTATACAATATCCTCTGCGAGCACTTGGGAAAAAAAGGTGATAAGTTATGAGGGGGATACAACAGGTGCTTTTGATAATGATAATGCAAAAAGTTTAGAAGTTAATTTTTTCTTGGGAGCAGGAAGTGATAGAACTAGCGGTACGTTACAAACTGCTTGGGGAACTAGAACAAACGCCAACAGAGCAGTTGGTCAAGTCAACCTAGCCGACAGTACATCTAATGAATGGTATCTCACAGGAGTACAAATGGAGGTCGGTGAGTTTGATTCCACAACCATACCTAGTTTTCCTTTTGAGAGTTTTGAGAGTAATTTAAGAAGATGTATGAGGTATTGCGTGGTTTATAATAATGATGGAGATTTTCAAAGTGCTTTACTTTTTACAGGAGCTAGTAGAGGAAGCAGTCACAAATTTTTTTATATACCCTTACCCCAAGTTATGAGAGATATACCTTCCATAACTTTATCTGGTGAAATAAGAATTATTAATATTAAACAAGGAAATTCAGTAGATGCAGACGATACTATAACAGTTGGTGGAGTAACTCCAGTTATTCAAGGTTTAACTAAACTTCATAAAGGATTAACAATTTTTTATAATGGTAGTATGTCTACTATAAGTGATACAGCTAATAGTGGTTATGTAATGATGTTTCATAGAGAAACAGGTAATAAATTAACTTTTGACGGAGAATTATAATGAATATTGAATCAGTCACATATGTTTACTCTGGTGTAACTGAAAACACACCTATTTCAATAAAAGCCGGTTATGTAGCTACTATTGATGGAAAAACTATTCATATTCCATTTAGCGAAGGTAATCGACACTACCAAGCCATTCAAGAATGGGTTGCCGCGGGTAATACAATAACCGACCCAGGAGCGTAGCCGTGTTTGGCGTAGCAGCTTTTGGTGAATTCGCTTTTGGTGAAGCTACTCATCAACCAGTAAATTTAGAAGGTATTCAAGCCACAATAGGTTTAGGTAATATTACTGCCATCGAGGCTAACGCTGATGTTACTCTAGGAACTAATGTAAGCAACATCTCTATTGGTGATCTGACTTTTGTTGGAGCGGCCAATGTCACTCTCAGCGGCAATGGTCTTACATCGAGCCTTGGTTCTATGACACCAAAGGCGGCTGCGGACGTGGCTGTCACCACTAATTTAGCAGGGACCGTAGGTGTGGGATCTGTAACCATTGTGGCCAAAGCGGTGGAGGCTTTAGGCACTAACTTATTGACATCTTCAGTAACAGGACCAGGTGTTGTTACTTGGAACGATATTGACGTAAATGCAAGTCAAACATGGACAAACGTGGAAACATAATATAAATTTGGAGGCACTATGGCATCAACATTTTCAACATCACAAAAATTTGAATTAATCACCACAGGTGAAAAAGCAGGTCTATGGGGAGCTACAACTAACACCAATCTACAATTAGTAGAAGAAGCTGTGGGTGGTTACTTATCTTTAAATGTAGCATCTTCAGATCAAACTTTAACTATTGCAAATGGTGCATCGTCTAATGGACGAAACATGATAATAAAGTTTACCGGCACTTTAGCTGGCAATAGAAGTGTCACTGTTCCTGACTCTATAGAAAAGATGTATTTGATAGAGGATGGTACATCAAGAAGTACAAGTGATTACACCTTAACTTTTAAAACAGCATCTGGTACAGGTGTGACAATGCCAGTGGCCTCAAAGATGGTTGTCTATTCTGATGGCACAAACATTGTTCAACTGTCAGTAGAAAAGGGTTATCACTCTATCGATAGAAATTACGTAGCCGTTAACAATGATCAATTGATTATAGACACGAGCGCCGCGGCTAGACAGGTAACATTACCGGCATCCCCTAGTGTAGGCAACGAAGTTACCTTTATCGATGCGAAAGGTTCTTTTGGTTCCAACAATTTAACAATCGCAAGAAACGGTTCTAACATATTAGGGTCCGCATCTAATCTAGTCGTATCAACAAATGGCTCTGCATTTACATTAGTTTTCTTAAACGCGACTCGTGGTTGGGCGTACAAAGATAAAATCTAGGGAGAGTAAATGGCTCTCATTACCTTAGACTTTCTACCAGGCATAGATAAGCAAGACACTACAAAAGGTGCGGAACGTCGTTTTGTAGATTCTAATAATGTGCGCTTTCGATATGGACTACCCGAAAAGGTAGGGGGTTGGTCCTCTCTTCTAACAGATAAGATAGTAGGTGTTGTAAGAAACCAACACCCGTTTACAGATTTAGATGGTAATAGGTACGTGGCCCTCGGAACGGACAAGTTCTTATTATTATATTTTGAAGGACAACTCTTTGATATTACACCAATTAAAAGTTCTTTGACATCATCCACGATGGCAACCACAAACACATCAACCTCTGTTACAATTACAACAAGTTCTGCTCATGGAGCAAAAGCTGGTGACATTGTGCAATTAGATAGTGTTACTTTACCTAGTGGTACAGGTCTTAGTGCATCTAATTTTGAAGACGTTAAGTTTCAAATAATCACAGCTCCTAGTACAACAACTTTTACAATCACATCAACTGCCGCTGCTACAGCCACAGTTTCTACAGGAGGTTCTATGACTTGCAAGTTTTACGAACCTGTTGGTCCAAGAGAACAAACTTATGGCTATGGTTGGGGTGTTGGCAACTGGGGAGGCACCGTTGATTCTGCAACAGCGACGACAGTTAACGAAGACTTAGACGCATCAGAAACAACGATTACTTTAACAAGCGCTGCTGCTTTTCCTACAGCGGGAACGATTTTGATAGATTCAGAACTTATTACATATACAGGTAAATCATCAAATGACCTAACAGGTTGTACAAGAGGAGCATCTGGAAGCACCGCAGCAACACACAGTAATGGTGCTACGGTCACTGACGCATCTGACTTTGGTGGTTGGGGTGTAGCTGTCAAAGCAGATCAAGTACAATTAGAACCAGGTCTTTGGTCCTTAGATAACTTTGGTCAAGTATTAGTTGCTACCGTTGCAAACGGAAAAACTTTTACATGGAACGCCGGAGCCACAAGCGCAACGTCTAATAGAGCATCAACAAGCACTTCTAGTTTTTCTACTTCTAATAATCCAACTGCATCAAGAGCCACACTGATATCACCTACTACAAGACACTTAATACACTTTGGAACAGAAACAACGATAGGAACAACTAGCACACAGGATGATATGTTTATCAGATTCTCAGATCAAGAAGACATCAATACTTTTGCACCTTCTGCTGTCAATGCTGCAGGCACACAGAGATTGCAGGACGGCACTAAAATTATTGGAGCTCTCAAAGCAAAAGAAACAATCTTAATATGGACAGATACAGCTTTGTATACCATGAAGTTTATTGGTGCGCCTTTTACATTTGGCTTTGAGCAAGTGGGTACAAACTGTGGTTTGATAGGTAAGAACGCGGCTGTTGAGGTGGACGGTGTTGCCTATTGGATGAGTAATAATGGATTCTTTCTCTTTGATGGTACAGTCAAATCATTACCTTGTTCTGTTGAAGACTTTGTCTACGACGATATTGATTTAACCAAAGGACAACAGATTACGGCAGGTGTTAACAATCTGTTTACAGAGATTATCTGGTGGTATCCTTCATCAGGTGAAAGCTTTAACGATAGGTTGGTTGCATACAATTACTTAGAGTCTATGGGATCACAGGTCCCTGGTGGTATTTGGTATACTAGCACAGAAGGCCGTACTTCGTGGATGGATGCTAAAATATATCCTAAACCTTATGCAACATCTTATTCATCTAGTGACACAGGAACTTTTCCAACAATACAAGGTGTCACCGGACTAGGTGGTACAACTTATTTTGAACATGAAATCGGTAACAATCAAATCAATACTGACGGATCGAGCACCGCGATTAGTTCTTTTGTAAAGTCGTATGACTTTGATTTAGAAGGCCAAGGCACAGAAGGAGATCGTTTTTTATCCGTTCGTCGTTTTATACCAGATTTTAAATCACTAGAGGGCACGGCTAAAGTAACGTTGGCCGTGAAACGTTTTCCATCACAAGACGACTCATCGACAGGTTTGAGTCCTTTCTCAATTACATCAGATACAACTAAAAAAGATACAAGAGCTCGTGGTCGATACATAAATATTAAAATAGAAAATGATGACATTGATCAAAGCTGGAGATTTGGTACATTCAGTTTAGACGTGCAAGCAGACGGAGGTAGATAATGGCAAAAATAAATGTTAAGATACCAGAACCAAAAGAAGAATACGATACATCTAATCAAAAACAGATAAATAGATCTATAACTACAATTATTGAACAGTTAAACTCTACTTATCTAGATGAAATTAAACAGGAGCAAGAGCGATTCTCTTGGTTTATAAGTGGCTAATATATATAAAAATGCAAAAGTAGATTTAACAAGCACAGATATTACAACATTATATACTGCTCCCTCTAACTCTAGAGCGATTGTAAAGTCTATATTGGTATGTGATGATAGTAATAATGGAAGTACAATTACATTAACATTAACAGATTCATCTGATGCTGTTTTTGTATTATTTGATGTAAAAAGTGTAGCTGGTCATGCAACAGAACAATTATTAAGCCAACCACTAATACTACAAGAAAGTGAAATATTAAAAGTAACCGCTGCAGATGCTAATAGATTGCATGTTGTAGCATCTATATTAGAAATAAGCAGAGATTAAGGAGGTAAAATGGTATCTTTCGTAGAAAAAGGCAAAACCGACGCGATAGTCAATGGCACAGTTATAAAAGACGTTGAGATTGAGACTGAAGTAACAGTTAAAAACCTTAAAACAAACGTTGAATATAAGTCTGACAAAGAAGCTGAGGACGATGTCAATAATCCAAGCACTGACACAAAGCAAGAAGACATATCTAGAAGTGTCAATATAAAAGTGGCTAAATTACCAGATGTTTCATCTGAATCATAGGATGAACAGTTGATTTTTGAGGCAAAAAAAAGTAATGTATTTATGATAGATACTGGTAAATTATACGATATTACCGTAGCTTTCGGACTTTATAAGTCG